TCTGTCGATGCTGCGGCTGCACCAATACTCGATCCCTGCGTACCAATTCGCGGCGGGTTAAAAACTCTTTCGCTCGCTTCCTCGCGAAGAAACAAACTAGCATCTAAACCTAAATTTATACCCTCTCTGTTTCCCGCTAGCACTGCGGCGAAATCAATCAAACTTCTGTATTTTTGTGCCATTTGCCACTCCTAATTATTTAAATTGTATAACGCTATAGCCGGTCGCCGCCGCATCAGCTTTGACTTTACTATCTTTTAATGCTACCCCGCCGCAATCATCACAATCAAAACAAAGCCCAGCGCCAATTCTAACTCCGTCTGCCGCTGGATCTGCGCCAATTGAAATCGCCAAATAGTTTGCCGTTGAATCAGAATCGTGACAAATCCGCCAGCCCTTAACATTTCTCGCATCGACATTAATCGCCGGAAGGGTATCCTGGGCCGCAGTGCCAACGGTTGCATGATAATATTCAACTTTGCCAACTCGCTTCCCAATTTGACTAAAAGCAATTTGAGATAAAAAAACAGCAACAATAAATATAATGTAGTGTCCCATATCGTAATCTTTCAAATTTGTGTTGGATGACAGTGATATTGTACCTCAAAAACAATTTCAGTCATCCTGTTTACGTCGATCATATTTAAATCAGGGTCTTCTAACACGATATGCCATTGTGTCGCATTTCCAATGCGTCTAAATTCCCCATTTCTAACTAAAGAAGGAGAATCGGCGTAAATGGCCCGATAAACGCTATTTTTAAAAATAGACATTTCCTCATCTGTAGCCGCTTTTTTATGGATTAATTGGAGATGGATAAGCCATTGGCCCCTTATCCATTGGTGTTCATGCTTGGGCGTGTCTTTGCCATTTAAAATTAAAATTGCGGGTACTTCAAATTCCTGTAAATCCATAGCCAAGGGAATCGCATCATTAAAAACATTGTAAACAGTAAGCGGATAACCGTTGGCTTCGGTAATCGTTTGCAGACGCGCCTTTAGGTCGGTTTGTATCTGGGTTTTTACGCTCATGTGATCCCCATAAATTGTTTTTTAACTTGTGCTTTCATGCCTATGGGGAAATCTTTTAACGCGGTTTCAAGAGCTGGCCTAAGATAAGGACGCTCCGGTATTGTTACACGTTGACGCAGTACAAAAAGCGGAACTATGTCACCATTTGCCGGAGTGTAAGCCGCAATAAGATTATTCTTTTTTGACATAAAAATTTTATATTCTTTCGGATTAGAATTTTTTTCTTTAATAAATTCCGTTGGAGTCATACGCCGAAATTTATCAGCACGTCCACCCCATTGCTTGAGCCATAAATGTTTTGCCTTTTTAGGTCTAATCTCTCCCCCATATTCGTGAATGCGTCCGTATGGGATCCCCCTTGTTCCAAAAACACCTATAGGCAAATTTCCCTTGCTAGCGTCAAACTGCACATCAAAAAAAACGGAATTAAGCATTCTTCCGCTTAGTTTTCTTCCGTTTCTTCCCACAAACTGCCGCGTAATGTTTCTTTTCGCTTCTGCCTCGGCATGGGATAGCATCGAAAGCAAAGCCCGCGTATACGCTTTAAAAGTAGCGTTTTGGGTTTTTTTTACGTAATCGACTAACTGCTCTATGGAACGGGCCATTAAAAATTCCTCGTAGCCATCGGACTAGCTGGAAATTCAAAACTCTGTTTATAAGTTTGCAGCTTAGCTATGACCTCTAAAGGTAATCCGACTTTTGTATCCCAGCCTGTTCCGCCGCCACTATTGCCACCGCTTTCGCTCTCATCTTTTTTAGAACGAGAACTTGTTCCTTGCCCCACCTGTTTCTTCTGCTTGCGAATAAACTCCGCATCTACGGCCATAAGCATAGCGTGTTTAATTTCGGGCGGAAGCCCGTCATATCCATAAGTGTAATCAATACGCACATAAAAACGCCCGCGCGGCTGGTTAATTGCTCTAAGTGTAATGCCGTCCGTGTCCACTCGATAAAATTCCGGGTCTAATAAATTACCACCAGAACCGTCCGATTCTACCGAAGTATAAATAGCTTGTACGGAAACAATTGGGGAATTTCGCGGAACAATTGTATCTGATCCATTACTATCAAGGATTTCATTTGTCACGGGAGTTAACGCGAAAGCGGTTTCAACATAAGCTAAAACCGCCGATTCAACGCTATCGCGAAATAGTGTTAATAAACTATCGTATTCGGTGTTCGCTACTGGAATCCCTAGATATGGCTTAATGTCATTGTTCAAATCTAAAAACGGCATTGCCTAATCGCCCTAAATTGATCTAAATTATTGTCTTTTATTGCTCTAATCAAACCCCGTAAAAAGCGCTTAGTTGAAAACTGGCGTTTTTTTTTGTCCACGGTTAAACCCTCAAAAAAAAGGCCCCAATCCCGCATTGGAAATGGAGCCATCGGAGTTTGATTAACTTAATATAGCACGATTAGGACGTTTTAACGTTGATAGCCATAACAACGCTACGCTCCGCTGAGCTTTGCGGTACGCCGTCGAAAGCATGCCTCGCTTTTCCGGTCATTAACATATTATCGGAAGATGGGAGGCTAGGCGCTGCCCAAACTCTAGCTGCTTGTCTGATAAAGTTCATGAACCTAGATTTTTGAACTAGCAACGCATAAGTTGTTGCTCCCACTGTCGGATTATCAGCTTTTCCGTCAGTCTCTAAATCTTCACGAACTAATTGGCTTTCCACAACATCGACACCAAATACCGGAGGAAGATCGCCGGTCACGTTTGACGCAACGCTGCCAAACGCAAACGCGGTAAATAATTCCGGTATTGCGCCAGTTACAAGATCGTGACCTACGGTATTGCCGACGATATAAACTAAATCACGTTTTTCAACGCCTTGCTTTTTCATTCGCTTCAAAAGTCCTGCGAACATCGCTTTTGATGGCGTGTCGTTATGGTCAAAAACGATTGCTGAACCGCCAACGGCTGTTTCATTGTCAAAAGCTCGTTTTCTTAGACCATTAAATCCTTTTGTGAAAAGCTTAGCCGATCCGGCTTGTGTATCATCATCGATATGAGTTCCTGAGCTATCGCCATCAAGCATCGCTCTTTCGTAAGCTCTTACGATCCCCATAACAACTTCTTTACGCTGCTTCTCGATAAGCGGCGGAGCTGAATCGTCTAATAAATCTTGAGTTATTTTTGTATGAACGACGTTGTTTTTTGCTTCAACCACAAAACTTGCTTCCGTATTTGACTGCTCGCTGAAAATTGCGCTGTCGCTTTCTAACTGGCCTTCTAAAAGTCCTAAAGCTCCTGGAACCCGAACCAAAGGACTAGTCATAGGCATATTGTCAAATTTGTCGGCCAGCAAATACGGGACTGTGTACTCTTCAAAGAAAAATCTAGCTTGTACCTGGTCGATCCATTCCCCAAATGAACTTACGTCAAATGCTTTTGACATACTTTCAAAAGTTTGCCATGCAGGAACGCTTTTCATCAAAGCTAAACTAGGATAGGGAGTGTAGGCGCCATCGGCAGCACTTTTTACTTGAGCCTGAATTTGCACGTTAGAAAGAGCCTTTTTCCAGGCCAACAATCGCAAACGTGGAATATCTTCAAGAACATCAGTTAAAAATCCCTCAGCCGATTTTTTTTCAGAAAAAGCCATGGATGCACGCGAACCGTAGTTGAACGGTACACTGTGACTCTGATAATCGTTATCAGCAATCTTTCTTCCAAAAACCTGAGTTAAATCAAATTTTTCTCCGGTTCCCGCATTTTTTTTAACTGCTAACATTTTAATCATTTCAAAATCTTTAGCCCATATAGCCTTACCCGTTTGCGCGGGCGCAGATTTAGAAGCTAGCATTGTTAAAAGTTTGCTTGTTGCATCGTCTTGAACTTGATCGGTCATTTGTAAACCCTCGATAATGATTAATCAAATAAACAAAAAAATTAACGGGGCTTACCCGTTACTTGCCTCAAATAATTTTAAAAGACTTTGGCTTATAACGTCCATTTTTTCGCTAAGTTTGTCTATTGTTTGCGCTTGTGATTTAACACTTCTTGCAAGTTTCGACACGTCTTTTTTCATTTCTTCGTCTTCTTCTTCTTCTTCCTCTTTTGGCATTTTATCTTTTTCTTCTTCCTCATCCTCTTTTGGCATTTTATCTTTTTCTTCTTCGTCTTCTTTTGGTTTCTCCGATGGTTCAATAGAATCTAATTTGCTTAGTATAGTGCTTTGGTTGTCGCCTAATGACCTTATGGAATCGCTCAAAGATCCTAGTTGAGTGCTAATACTTTTCATACTCTCTAAGAGTTCTTCAAGCTTTTCTTCCATTTCTTTATCCTCTTTTATATCTGTTTTTAGTTTACCAACTTCAGCTTTAACACCGTCTTGCACTTGCATCGTTTTCAAGGATGATTCTTCAAAATCTTCCTTTTGACGTTGCATAATCATATATGAATTATCATTTTCTTCACATTGTTTTACACTGTAATCGTGTTCTTCGGCCCATGTTAACGCATCCTCTTTGTTAAAATATTCTTTGTCAAAAATCAGCGTATGAACCATGTTGCCATCGTCGTCCTCTGCTTTCTTGCTGTTTATTTTCGATTTGTTTTTTTGATTTGTCAAATTGCTATTATTATTAGTTTGTTTTTCGTTAAACGAATTACAGTTTTTTAAATCGAAAACAGCACCCGGATTAGCTGGAACCGCCACAATGGACAGTTCTAAAAGTTCCCACTCCATTATTATTGCTGGATCTATCATTTTGTAATCGTCGTCAAAAGTTGGCGCTTGTATTTTTTTTGGAATAAACCCTACCGAAACCGTTTGTACAAGCCTCTGTGCCACAAGGCTACGAGCATCTTTTTGTTGTTGCGTTAAAACGGCCTTTTGTGGATCGCCAATATATGCTTCAAAATAAACGCCATTATCTTGCGTTTTAAGATCATAAACGCGCCCAATAACCGCACTAGTCATGTACAGATGGTCCATTAGAAGAACGCGATTTTTTAAATAGTTACGCACGTCAACGCCAGATGGTTCTAATACCTCATCCATCCGGTCGGTAATTTTTTCGTTTGCGATACCAGCAATAAAAAGTTTTTGATCTTCTTCTAGTAAACCTTTTTTATTTTCCGAAAAAACTTTTTGTATCGGCGTGTTAAAAATTCTAAAATCGTCCGGTTTATTTTTTATCTGCATTCCGCTTGCGCGAAGATGATTAACAAACCTTTTTGTATTAATCCCCTGCTCGTGTAAGTATTTTCTGTACCTGTCAACGTCCTTACTTTTTCCAACGATTTTAACAGCCATGGCGTGATCCCTTATTGGTTATTTATAATTTGTGAAGCGTTTGAATCTGCGTTTTTTGGAATAATATTGGTCATACTACAACGACAATTCACCGAATCCTGGGGCCCTGCGTTTGGATCTCGCGGGTATCTGAGAGCTGCGCCTGTTTCGCCGTTAATCCAAACATGATCCCCCGGAACAACACCCTTTACACCTTCGTTTTCAAAATCTGCATGTCGTTCCCTAGCATCTGGATTGCTTCCAACGTCGCCAACATGAAACCACTGTTTTTTTACATCCGTGAAAACCGTTTCTAAAGTTTCCTTTTGCCAATTCTGTCCATCAGATACAGCAAAGAGTGTTTCTGTTCTAGCGATCGTAAAAGCCTGATCCCCGTAGCGCTCTCCGTAATCTTTTTCGAGCTCTTTAGCGATTTGCTCTGTTGTATCGCCTCGCTCTAACCCATCGGCGATAATATTCATCACATTGTTGTTTTCAGTTTGTTCGATCCCCAAAAAATGTTCGATGCTACGAAGCTCTAGGAGCCTGTTTTTTTCTGCTCTAGTAGAATCTTGGATAATCTCTATAGCTAGTTCATCTTGTGGGCTAAAATCAAACTGCTTGCGGCTTATTTGTAAGTTTTTTGTTTGACGTTGTGCGCTGTTAAATCCTCTTTCCTGCGTTTGCACTAAAACAGGAACAGCGTCTGCTCTGTATTGTGCAATACGTAACGATTGAGTTTCGTCTAGCGAAGAACGTACATCAATCTGATTCCGCAGGGCTTTTTTTGCTTGCTCCAATTTAATCATTAAATGACGTTGGTATGCGCTCATATATTTTTTCGATTGTGACGTCTCGATATCTTCCTGCGAAGCAATAACAGCCGATTTAGTTTTTTGAAAATTTTTCTCGTCTTCGTCTTCTTCTCTCTCATCAATCGGAGGATGGGAATGTCCATCCATCCCGCTTATCTGAACATCGCCGGCTAAAATTTCATGCTCATGATCGGGGCCCTCACTTGTAGACGTTGTGCGCCCGTTGCCATTTGCGTCGATTTCTGCCATATGCGTATGATGCTCTTCGCCGTCACCTGGGCCGATTTCGATGATTCTCAGCTCACCCACGGGCTGATCCACTGGTCCCATGTCCTCTTCGTCTGGAATGCTAAGGCCTCCAGCAAATCCTAAAGAAGTGAGCTCCACTTGCAGCATGTTTCCGCGGGGGTCGGTGCTTTTAAGAGGCGCTAGGCCTGCAATCTCTCGCTGCTCGTTGAGCACAGCAATATTGTCCAGCGCCCTAGCACGTTCGGCCCGTGTAAGTATGCCGCCCTCGATTTCTTCGATACCATCAAAGTTGGGCCGCACTTCTACTTCGCCCTTGAACTTAGTTTTTACTAGTGAACTATTATTCCATCCGGCGGCTTTTAATTTCGCCAGGGGAATAATTGTATTTTCATAAAAAGTTTTGTTTTGCTGTTCGGCGGTACTTCGGTTTACGTCCTGAACAATGCCCACTTTTTGAGACGGTACACCAATTACAGCAAGTAAAGTCAGCCTATTTTCGCGCAGGCCCTCTAAATGTTGCATCTCCGCCATTGTCAAACCAGAATTGACCCATTTAGCGTTTTTCGGAAGCCATAATTGCCTAAACCAGTTTCGTCGACCCGTAAACGCCGATTCAAACGTTGTCATAAGTCGGCGCATACGTTCTTTTGTGACATCCTCCGAGCATTCGATAACGCCACTATGCGTCGCGCCCCGCAAATAAAAAGCCATCTCAAACTCGTTTTTATGTCTATCGAGAAGTATGGGCCTAGACGCCGCGGCAATCATCGAAAGCCCTATAAACGGCGTAAATGGATTGGGCAATTTGTGGTGAATAACGTCTGACCATGGAATAAATTGATTTTCCAAAACGCTAGTGTTCTGCATCGAACGCACTTCGATACCCAATATCGCGCCAAATTTTTTATATTCTTCCTCCGTCGTGGCTGTTCGGAGCGTGACATATTCTACCGGAACCTGAAAAATTTGATTGTCCATTATGACTCGAAAAAAGTTTCCAGAAAGAACTAAATCTAGGTCTCCTGACCACTCCAAAGTAAGCGAGTCTTGCAAGCTATTTGTTGTTTTCATTACCTGATTTAATGGATGATTGTTGTCAACTTCTCCAGTTGACCTGTTAACAACCTCAAACGGTATCGTTGCCAAAGTTTTCGCAATGATATTCGCACAAGCGTTAACCCATGGCTCACGTCTATAAACGCTTTTCATTCTTCCAGCCGTCGACACTAAGTCAAATTCCGGCTGAAAATATCCGCCCTGGTCATCATAAAAATTGTCTAAATGTTGGGGGTCGAGATGCTTTTTTAAACTATTTTCCACCGCTTTACTCATTTGATTCATTTGAACTAGTCCTAGCTCATCCAATGCGTCGGCGGTTGCAACGTCGTTATATCTATTCTCGGCGGTTTTAGGTGCGGTAAATGGCCACATTATCCGTAAGTCCCTTCTAAATTGAATTCTTCCTCGGATTCTTCATGCTCGAAAAAATCATCGAATTCATAATTCTTGAAATCTACTATATCACCGTAGGGATCATCTTCGATGGTTTTCAACATTTCGTTCGCCTCCATGCTCATAGAGCTTTGGTAAGCCGCGGGAACCGATAGCATGGCAGCGCATACAGTGTCGTCATGTTCGCCATGCGACGCATTATACGAATGCAAGCCCGATTTAGTTACTTTTACTTCGTATCTCGCCATTTCATGCTCAAATGTTTTT